TAGTTTGACCAAAGATGCCAGCGATTTCAAAGAAGCTAGTGATGCTGTAAAGCATATCTTTACCAGTAACCTACTGCGTCAAACAGCTTTAGATAGCCTACAAGGTCGGGGACCAGCACAGGTTTTTACGCCTTGTGTGAGTTTGCCAGAGATAGAGGCACTGATGTATAATTGGAGTTTTTTCGAAACTAATATTCATAGTCGCAGCTACAGTCATATTATTAGAAATATCTATAACGTACCTAAAGAAGTGTTTAACACTATTCACGACACGCAGGAGATCGTAGATATGGCCAGTAGCGTAGGCAAATACTATGATTATCTACACAGACTAAACTGTCGTAAAGAATTAAACGAAGCCAATGTTACTGAAATTGAACACGTCAAAGCAATTTGGCTAGCACTAAATGCCAGCTACGCTCTAGAAGCATTTAGATTTATGGTATCGTTCGCTACCAGTCTTGCAATGGTAGAAAACAAGATCTTTATAGGTAATGGTAATATTATCAGCTTGATTCTACAGGACGAATTATTACACAAAGAGTGGACAGCCATGCTAATTAATAGTGTAGTTAAAGAAGACGAACGTTTTGCTCGTGCCAAAATCGAATGTGAAACAGAAGTTTATGCTATGTATGAAGATGTTATTCGTGAAGAAAAAGCTTGGGCTGATTACCTGTTCAAAAAAGGACCAGTGATTGGACTAAACGCTAACATCCTAAAGGATTTTGTAGATTATACAGCAGCCAGCGCATTGAAAGAAATTGGTATCAAATATCAACACGCTGCTCCTAAGACCACTCCAATTCCTTGGTTTAACAAGCACAGCGATACTAGCAAAAAACAAACAGCTCTTCAAGAGAATGAATCTACTAACTACGTAATAGGCATCATGAGCGATGCTGTAGACTATGAGGAGTTACCAACACTATGAGTAATATGAAAGAAATAGTAGAATTACACAAAGATGGATTTAAGCCATCAGAGGGTGCTTTAGAAATCAAACATGTATTAACTAGAATGCAAAAGATCGAAGCTAAAGAAAAATGTTTACGAGTACAGTTTTTAGATTGGCTGAGTGACAAGCTTTTAGACTGGAGTAATCGTGTAAATGTCATGGCTGCGAAAATTGAAAGTCCCTGTCTAATCGAAGTGACACCAAGAAAGCGTGAGGACAGTAAATCTTACAAAGACAGCAAGCAGGTAGAACGTCTAATGCAGTTACTAGAAATAGAAAGAGCAAACAAAAAATGAAAGCAGTAATATGGTCCAAATATCATTGCTCGTTTTGCGATCAAGCCAAAGCCTTACTGACCAACAAAGGTATTGAATTTGAAGAACGCAAAATTGGTGATGGATATAGCAAAGAAGATTTATTAGAAGCAGTGCCCAACGCACGTACAGTTCCACAGATTTTTTTAGACGATACACTAATCGGTGGATTTACAGAACTTAAACAATATTTGAAAGGTTAATATGTTATTAGAGAAAAAAGGTTTTAATGAAGGTGATGTAGTAAGCATGAAATTGTCTTCAGGTGAAGAATTAGTTGCCAAATTTGTATCAGAAGATAGTGACAGCTACAAAATCGAAAAAACTTTAATGTTGGCTATGAGTCAAAAAGGACTAGGTATGGCTCCTTATATGATGACTGTAAATCCTGATAGCAAATTAAATATAAACAAGCGTTCAGTTATTGTTATAGCACAGTCTGATAGCGATATAGCTGCGCAATATACACTTCAGACTACAGGCATACAGCCAGTGAGTTCTGCTGACTTTATGAGATGACACATAAATTTGTATTAATGGTCAACGGGGTCCTTAATACCTATACTAGGTTTGAGGACATACCCGAAGACTTTGATCATATTATTGAATTTTTGCCTGACATTCCTGATCCTCCGCACACTCACGCACAACATGAAGAAATTGATGCGTGGCATCAGCGATTAAAAGATCTTATCGCCAAGGAAAAATCTAGATATGGCAACAGCTAGTCCTACTTCTTTACCGCCAATAAATCATAATACAAATTTTTCAATTACTGTTAATTTAGTTCCTGATCCTATGGAAATGATAACAGGAATATCTGCTAGTCTAGTTGGTAGTCCAGTCGAACCTATAACCTTTACAGTTTCAGGAACAAGTGTAATCATTACAGGTAAACATCAAAATTTGTTTAAGGATGTCTTTACTTTTACGCCAACAGACACCAGTGACAAAACTGCGGCAGCAATCAGTGTAGCAGGAATCGGAGCAGTGCCTGATAAACAAAACTTATTTGATCTCAAGCAAGATCAAAGACAATCTGTGGTTAGAACCTATCAAATTGATTATAGCGGCGGTAGTGTGTCAGTCACACAGGAAGTTTTAAATCCGTTAGAAGTTATTTTAGCTTTTATGAAAGACTACAATTACAACGATTATAAAAACAAAGGAGCCTAGTATGCCAGCAGTAACAAGAATCGGAGACGCCGACGTAGCCCATTGTTCAGGAATGGCAAGAGCAGCAGGATCTCCTAATGTGTTTGCCAATAATAAGCCTGTAAGCAGGCAAGGCGATGTCAATACTGTACACAAACTACCAGGTAGTCCTTGTCCAGCCCACAGTGCGCCAATCGCCTCTGGAAGCGGTACAGTCAAAGTGAACAATAAAGGCTGCGGTAGAGTTGGAGATGGTTTATCGGGTTGTACAGCAGTGGCCGCTGGCTCGCCAAATGTGTTTGCGGGTGGTTGACTTTTTAAAAAAATATAATATAATTAAGCTATGGAAAAAATCATACTGACAGAGAAAAACCAGATGCCAAAGACAGCTACTACCTACATGATCATTTCGAAAATTTAGATCCATTCGAAGCGAAATCTATTATTCGTGTGTTCAATGAAAGTGCCGCCATAGGATTTTTACCAGCACTTAGAGACGCAGCACACTACATTAAACGATTACATGAAGAACATGGATATGTGTTTCATTGTATTACCAGTCTGAGTAATGATAAGTCAGCACAAAAACTTCGTGTAATGAATGTTCATAAAATATTTGGTGAATTAACTTTTGAAAAGTTTGTGTTCTTGGACACCGGAGCAGACAAAGATGAAGCTCTCGAAAAATACAAAAATTCTGGCCTATATTGGATTGAGGATAAGCCACAAAATGCGGACTTAGGTCATAAACTAGGACTTAAAAGTTTGCTAGTAAGTCATCCACATAACGAGCATCATGAATGTGCGTATCCTATGGTAAAGAATTGGCGACAAATTTACAAAATTATTACAGAATAAATACATAAAAAGGACGTAAAATGGCTTACAGTGAAAAAGTATTAGATCATTATGAAAGCCCTCGAAACGTAGGCAAACTTGATAAAACTGATCCTAGCGTTGGTACTGGACTTGTTGGTGCTCCGGCCTGTGGTGATGTATTACAACTGCAGATTAAAGTAGACGACGGAGTTATTACAGATGCTAAATTCAAAACGTATGGTTGTGGTTCGGCGATTGCTAGTAGTTCGCTCGTTTCAGAGTGGGTCAAAGGTAAAACTCTCGAACAAGCGTCTGCTATTAAAAATACAGAAATCGCGGAGGAGCTTGCGTTACCTCCAGTCAAAATTCATTGCTCAATCTTGGCTGAGGATGCTATAAAAGCAGCAGTAGCAGATTACAAGAATAAACATGCCTAAATATTTGATACTTTTATTATTAGCAGGTTGCTCTAGTCAATACGACGACTGTATGGAAAAAGAACGTACAGAATATAGACAGCGCAATCCTGATGCCAGTCATTCTCACATGAGCCAAAAGCAACGTGATTTCGAAACTATATGTAGTAGTGTTAAAAATAAATGATAAATCTTACAGAAACAGCAGCTAAAAAAGTTCAACAGCAGTTATCAAAAAGAGGACGTGGTCTAGGAATAATGATAGGTGTTAGAACCACCGGTTGTTCAGGACTGGCCTATAAATTAGAATATATAGACACACCAAACACAGAGCAAATCCAATACGAAAGCAATGGTATTAATATCTTTGTAAATCCGAAAGATTTGCCTTACATAGATGGAATGACTATGGATTGGCGACGTCAAGGCCTAAATGAAGGTTTTGATTTTATTAACGACAAAGAAAAGGACCGTTGCGGATGTGGTGAATCATTCAGAGTCTAATATGTGGTCAAGGGATAATACCAAAGAATGGATTGTACAAGTCGAACACCGATTAGAAGATTTTGAATATTATTTGCAGCAAACTACTACATGGTGTGAATACCATGGAATTTTCAATGACGCACAGTTGTTTATGTGCTACACAATGACATTGGTTTGGGTAAGCTACATGCGAAACGAACCTTTATCCAAAAACGAAGTTTTCGAAATTTTAGGATTTGATCAACACGAACATTCAAACGATGTGTATGAATTGGGCATAGAATTTCAAAACGTCGACCATGAAACTTTGCTATATAAAGTCTGTCGTAATTTTGCTGAAGACTAGACTTTTACTAAAAAATCTAGTATAATACAATTTTTACACACATTGGAGAATTATTTTGACTATGCATTTGGAAGGTCCGTGGCTATCCACAACAGGCAAACGCAAAGGCAAGAAGAAATTTCGAAATGCTGAAGAAGCAAGAAAGGCTAGAGAATTGGACGAGAGTTGGGCAGACTTACAAAAGAAATGGGGCATGGAAGCTGATGCCAAAAAACGTAAACGTGCTATGACTGCTTCGGTATTACAAGTGGCTAAGCCTACGCATAGAGGTGCTGATCTGCCAAAGATTCCTAGTCTACCGTTTACTGCTGGTCCTTGTACTAAGCCAGATCAAAAGGTTTATACTGGTACTAAGGTAAAGGGTATCGGCACTATGCACAAGAGTAATGCCGTACCAATCTTCAGTGACGAAGAAGCAATTGACATTAGCAAAATGCGTAGATAATGAATCTATGCAGTTTGATAACTACTTAACGTTTTGAATTTTTTGGATCAAACCAAAATTTTTATAACCACAGCAGTTTTTAATATTTTTTGGACTGCTGGTGTGTAGCAATACACATTTAAATAATAGGAGGATTTAACTATGGAAAAATATCTAAGAATCGGTATGCTCGTGCTGGGTGTATTCTTAGTAGGATCAGCAATACAGGCTATTACAAAAAATCGTATAGCCTATTATCAAAAAGTCGAATTGGCTACACAGGAGAAAATAGCAGCCAAAAATCGAGAACTTGTAGCTCTAAAAGACAGAGAGCGCCAATTAGAATGTCTGGCAAGAAACGTATATTTCGAAGCCGGATCCGAGTCGTTTGAAGGAAAAGTGGCTGTAGCCCAGGTAACTTTGAATAGATCAAAGCATCCAAGATTCCCAAGCGATATCTGCCAAGTGGTTTATCAAAAATCTATCTTTATGGAAAAGGTAGTATGCCAATTTAGTTGGTACTGCGAAAACGGTGGTAAACCAAAAATCAAGCATCCTGAACTTTATAAAGAAAGTTACGAAGTTGCTAAAAAAGTGCTTCTTGAAAACTTTAGATTAAGCACAATGAAAGATGCTATGTATTTTCATGCTGTATATGTCAGTCCGAATTGGGGTAAAGAACGGATTGGTGTAATAGGCAATCATGTATTTTATAGGGACAGAAATGGAAACATTTAATAGACTTTTCGAACATGCTAAGATCGTGGTAACCAAAAGACTTGGTGTGATAAGTTCTGAAACAATGGCATGGTTAGCCAATATCATGTTACATGCTGCTACACTGCCCAGTTTGATAGCAGTTAGTATGAGTTTGACAGATAGGTTGCCCAGTGTAGATTTGGTATTACTTACATGGGGAGCACTGACCTTGTTATTTCTCAAAGCGGTGATTGTCAAAGATATGTTAAATGTGGCAACTATTGGATTTGGTTTTATTGTTCAAAGTGTCTTAATGATGCTGATATTCTTCAAATAACCAAAATCAATTGACATCGACAAGCCTCTACAGTATAATAGGAACTGTAGAGGCTAATTTTTTTTACACACACTTAGAAAGGCAAATATGAAAAAGGCTCTTGTTGTAGTTTCACTTACCACTGTGATGGCAGCATGTTCTACTACTAGTATGGAACCACTGCGCACTGAAAATGTTACCAAAAGAGAAGTTCCTAGTTGGTATCTAGAGCACTCTGACATAGGCACAGAATCCAAAGGCGGTTGGAAGTTTTGGGACAAGGAAGGTTATCTTTATGCTGTAGCAGAAGATGTTAGTCCTAGCATGGAAATGGCTATGAAAAAAGCCACACTTAAGGCTAAGGCAAAAATCCTTGACCGTATTACTGGTGAAATGAACAATCGTACAACCATTGTATATGACGAAGAAGGCGGCCCCGAAAAGCTAGAGGCTTTTCAACAAGGACAGGATGTTGTAGTTAATCTTATTTCAGAAAGCGTACTACGTACCTATGCTGTAGATAAGAAAATGGTTGTATTCAATCCAGAAACTGCTCACTATCGTGCTTTTGTGCTAATGAAGATTACAAAGAAAGACGTAGAAAACATGGCCAAAGAGTTTGATTCTAGAGTAGAGCGTAAGGAACGCAAACACGCTGGCAAAGATGTAAATGAAGTAGCCGGTGATGTACTTAATCAAACTAAAAATCGTAACAAATAATGATTAAGTATATCTTAATTGGTAGTATAGCTCTCTCGGGCTGTACTACCTATACTCCTAGAGCTAGTATTCCTGATCAATACTGTGATCTAAAGTCTGAGACTGTTACTATCAAAGATAAAAAAGGTCGTGTAGTAGACGGTAATACTGTTGAAGTTATGAAATGTAATGACAACAAGGTCGATCGGCTATTTCATGCCCAAAGTGGTATGGCACAAGACTGTGGCGAATACAAATACTTTATTACTCTAAACAACAGACCTGTAGAAAGACGTGGATATGCTTGTAAAAAATATGATGGTACTTGGGAAGTTGTGCCTCATCCTAGTATGTACCAATAGTTTTGCTCAAAGTTTCGAAAGTCCTATTAATAATCGATGGTTGCCTAACGATAATGCTTTTAGTGTAATAATCAATCTTAGTAGATATTTTGGTACACAATTAAAAGCACAGGATAGAGAGTTACATAGACATGCCGTCTATCATGCCATTAATAATTTAGAAAATGGCGAAGCTGTAGAATGGTTCAATGATCGCACTGACGCACAAGGTAAAGCCCGTGTGGTTATGACCACACCGGCTAATGGTGGGTATTGTAGACGTGTACACAGTTGGGTAAGATTGGGTGCCGATGAACGTGCGTTTGAGGACACAGCCTGTTATAATGTTACTACTAAAACATGGAATTTCCACAAATAAATAAATCTTATGAAAGTCACTTTAGCGGATAAAAGTATAGCCTGGCTCGCCTTAATCAGCGGGCTTTCAATTTCTGCTGTAGCAGTTTACTATTCAGTTGCCGGACTAATTAGTATTTTTGCCGCAGCAGCGATTCCCATTGCTGTAATGGGTATTGTGCTTGAACTAAGCAAACTGGTAGCCACTGTATGGTTAAAGCAGAATTGGTTTATAGCACCTAGACTGATCAAGGCCTATCTGCTAATTGCTGTAGCTATATTAATGTTGATAACCAGCATGGGTATTTTTGGTTATCTTAGTAAAGCACATTTAGATCAAGCAGTACCTACTGGTGATGTTGCTGCCAAAGTTGCTTTACTAGATGAAAAAATAAAAACAGAAAGAGATAATATAGACGCTGCTAGACGTGCTCTAACACAGATGGACGCACAAGTAGATCAATTGCTTGGCCGTAGTGATACAGAGCGCGGTGCTGAACGTGCTGTTCAAATACGTCGTAATCAAGCCAAAGAACGCACAGCACTACAGGCTGATATTGCTCGTTCACAAAAAGCCATTGCCGCACTGAATCAAGAACGTGCTCCTGCGGCTAGCGAACTACGCAAGGTAGAAGCAGAAGTAGGTCCAATTAAATACATTGCGGCTTTACTATATGGTGACAATCCGGATCAAAATGTTTTAGAACGTGCTGTTCGTTGGGTTATAATTTTAATTGTTGTTATTTTTGATCCTTTGGCAGTAGTACTTCTTTTGGCCAGTCAGTATAGTTTTCAATATTTTAGACGTGTCAAGGAGGAAGAACATGCTGCTTCAGATATTACTACCCCACTTAGTGATGTACATGTGGATGGACCTGTTGCTACAAATGAACCCGTATCTGAACAGCAACCTTTGCCAACCAAAGATGAAGTCCTAACACACTGTCCAAAGTGTGGCACAGAAGTAATGACTGCTCCTGGTATTGGTGATTTCTGTCCTAATAAAGAATGTGATATAGTTGATAATTTGTATGGAGATGTTGATCCTGAAACTCAAGCGTTCTTTAAGCGTATTAAGTTAGTGGCAAGATTGGCAGATATAGACGAAGAACAAGCAGACATAGAAGAAGCCAATCGACTAATTTCAGAAATTCCTAAAGAGGAAGAAGAACCTGTGTTAGAAGAAATGGCCAGTGATTTGGTTGAGTTGTCGCAGCCAGTAGGCGAGCCAGTAGAATATTATCCATTCCCAATGACTCGTCCATTAGAAGGCGATGCCAAAGCAGAACAAGATTTAATCAACAGTATACCAGTTTTAGAAAATGAAGAAACCTGGGCACAGGCAGCTATTGATCAAGATGAGCCGGAAGATACAGATGCCAAGCGTCAGTGGAAAATGCTGAATCCACATGATACTATCAAACGCCAACGCAGTCTTTATGAACGTGGTTTTATTGATGCGCTGCCTTGGGACGTTATAGAAAAATTTGACGAAGAAAAAGAATCAGCTGAAGTGGAAAGATTAGAAGTTGCCGCCGATCCTCTTACACCAGATTACGAAGCAGACGACGGTCCACTGACAGATGAACAAATTGCTGCGCTAAAAGCGGACGTAGAAGAGTTCAAAAAAAAAGAGCTACATAATGAAACAGCAGAATCAGCAGATCAAGAAGAAAAGGTAACTTATGTTCAAAACAGTGAACAAAGTTCCGATTCAATCTGGAAAAAGATTCAAGAAAGAAAAAGCTAATTAATAGTATGAATCTTGGAAAAATTAATTTAATTACCCCGCCTGATAGATTATACAATTCAAATGTATCATATCTTTTGGTCAAGCCGTCTACTAAGACCAAGATGCAGTTTCAAAACATGCTTACTGATCTGGACGAAGATGTTAACGTGTATGTATATGACGATTCCGAAAATGATATAGACTGGTTATTAGGCACATCACAGATATGTGATTTTGTTGTAATAGACATAGATAACTGCGATCAACTGACTAAGTTGTTTATAGCAGTTCTATTGACTCAGCCTAATGCTTATTACATCACGACTGATGAAATTACACCTTATAAATTAATAAGTAGAAATAGGATCTATAACTTCGACTGGATTAACGAAGTGCTGAATAAGGATGACGAAGACGATAAGTCTGAGGATTAAAGAGGATATCTATGAGTAGAAAAGGAACCACTGTAGTTTTAAGAGATGGTGACGATGTAAATCGTGCTTTGAGAAAACTAAAAAACAAAGTAGAAGAAGGCGGAGTGCTTAAGGCTTTACAAAAGAAAGAGTATTACGAAAAGCCAACTACCGCACGTAAACGCAAAAAAGCAGCAGGCAAAGCTCGCTTCAAGAAGAAATTAGAAAAAGAACAATTACCAAAAAAGTTGTTTTAAAATAATTTTTCATTTATAATTTAAATTTTAGAAAGACCATATGCTATCTGATATAATGATAGACTTAGAAACTCTGTCCACCTCTCCAAATGCCTCTGTGCTTACTATTGGAGCAGTAAAGTTTGATCCGTTTGGTAGTGATATAGATGATCCTACTTGCGAAAAATTGTATATCAAAGTTGATATAGACAGTTGCGATGAATTACAGTTAGACGTATCACAAGACACTTTAGATTGGTGGGCTAAACAAAGTAAAGAAGCACAGGAAGAAGCATTTAGCACAGAGAACCGTGTACATATTAGAGAAGCTTTTAATCAGTTATATAAATTTTGTTGGGGAGCCAAACGTGTTTGGAGTCATGGTGCCGCTTTTGACACTGTTATTTGCGAAAACATTTTTAGAAAGCTTAATAAAGCAGTACCATGGAGCTTTTGGGAAATTAGGGATACTAGAACACTTTTTGATTTGGGTATTGACCCGCAGAGACCGCCAGTGCTCAAGCATCATGCTTTAGAAGATGCTTGGAATCAAGCTGTAGGTGTACAAAATGTATTTCAAAGATTACGTAGCAGTACACAGTTTAACGGCAATCTTATTCAGCCGTTAGCACGACAAAGATAAATAAATCTGTTCAGCGCCGTCAGGGTTGAACACAGGACATGAGTCCAAATATCTTGCTTAATTTAAGGAGAGAAAATAATGAGCAAAATCATCGGTATCGATTTAGGTACAACCAATAGCTGTGTGGCAGTTGTAGAAAACGGTGTAGCCAAGGTAATTGAAAATTCAGAAGGCGCACGTACAACTCCTAGCATTGTAGCATATACAGAAAATGAAGTACTAGTAGGTGCTCCAGCTAAACGTCAAGCAGTAACCAATCCCAAAAATACAATTTACGCAGCCAAGAGATTTATTGGACGCAAGTTCCAAGAAAGCCAAAATCATCTCATGCCTTACGAAGTAATCAAGGCTAGTAATGGAGATGCTTGGATCAAGGCCTTAGACAAAGAACTAGCACCTCCACAAATTTCAGCAGAAGTTCTGCGCAAAATGAAAAAAACTGCTGAAGACTATCTTGGGCACGAAGTAACACAGGCAGTAATCACTGTGCCAGCCTACTTTAATGACAGTCAACGTCAGGCCACCAAAGATGCTGGTAAGATTGCCGGTTTAGAAGTATTACGCATTATCAACGAACCAACAGCAGCCGCACTGGCCTATGGTGTTGATAAAGAAAGCAACAAGGATCGTAAGGTGGCAGTATATGATCTAGGCGGCGGAACATTTGACATTAGTATTATTGAAATTGCCAATGTCGATGGAGACAAACAAATCGAAGTGTTAAGCACCAATGGTGATACATCATTGGGCGGCGAAGATTTTGATAGTAGAATTATTGATTATCTTGTACAGGAATTTAAAAAAGAATCTGGTGTTGATCTAAGTAAGGACGTAATGGCATTACAACGTCTAAAAGAAGCAGCAGAACGTACTAAAATTGAATTAAGTAACAGCACACAGACAGATGTTAATCTGCCATACGTTACAGCTGATGCCACAGGACCAAAACATCTTAACATTAAAATGACACGTGCCAAACTAGAAAGCCTAGTAGAAGATCTAGTACAGCGTAGTCTGGCTCCTTGTCGTCAGGCACTTAAAGATGCTGGTGTAAGTGCTGCTGATATTGATGAAGTAATTTTAGTCGGTGGACAAACACGCATGCCTAGAGTACAGGAAGAAGTGGAACGTCTTTTTGGTAAAGCACCACGCAAAGATGTAAATCCTGATGAAGCTGTAGCAGCAGGCGCAGCAGTACAAGGAGCAGTATTAGGTGGTGATCGTAAGGACGTTTTACTTTTAGATGTAACACCATTGAGCCTTGGTATTGAAACCATGGGCGGTATTTTTACAAAACTTATCAGCAAAAATACTACTATCCCTACCAAGCATAGTCAGGTGTTTAGTACAGCAGAAGATAATCAACCTGCTGTAACAATTAAAGTTGCGCAAGGCGAACGTGAAATGTTTGCCTATAATAAATCTTTAGGCGAATTTAATTTAGAAGGCATCGCACCAGCACGTAGAGGCATGCCACAGATTGAAGTCACTTTAGATATCGATGCTAATGGTATTATGCATGTAAGTGCTAAGGATAAAAATACTGGTAAAGAAAACAAAATTACCATTAAGGCCAACAGTGGTTTAACTGATGAAGAAATTCAACAAATGGTCAAAGATGCTGAAGTCAATGCTGACGCAGATAAAAAATTAAGAGAGATTATCGAAACACGTAATCAAGCCGATGCTGTATTACATACAACAAAAAATGATCTTAAAGACGTAGAAGATAAATTAACTGAAGAACAAAAAACTTCTGTTAATCAAGCTATTACAGATTTAGAATCTGTGATTGCTGGCGATGACAAGGATGTTATCGTTGAAAAAATGAGTAACTTGTTTACAGCAAGTCAAGTTATTCAACAGGCAAAGTCTAATACTTCTAATGCTGGCGGAGAAAGCACCACAGTCGATGCCGAGTTTAAAGAAGTAAAGGATGCTGCTTAATAATATGTGACGCTTAGGGCACATATTATTCTTGCTTAAAAAAGGAGAAAATAAAATGACATATAGACCAATCCGTGATAGGATTTTAGTGAAACCTGAAGATAAAGATACTGTAACTGCTTCCGGTATCGTAATTCCAGATGCTGCTGCTGAAAAGCCTTTAAAAGGTAAAGTACTGGCAGTCGGAACTGGTAAAGTGACCGAAGACGGTAATATCGTGCCGTTAGTGGTTAAAGAAGGCGATACAGTTTTGTTTGGCAAATTTGCCGGACAGACTGTTAAAATCGAGGATGTCGAACATCTTATTATGAAAGAAGACGACATCATGGCTATTGTACAATAAGGAGACACACATGAATGCTAAAATTGTAACATTTGGTGATGACAGCAGAACCAAATTAGTAGAAGGCGTAAACATTCTTGCCAACGCAGTAAAAACTACTCTTGGTCCTAAAGGACGTAATGTAGTAATTGAAAAACCATTTGGCAGTCCAGTGGTTACCAAAGACGGTGTAACTGTAGCTAAAGAAATCATGTTAGAAGATAAACTTCAAAACATGGGCGCACAGATGGTCAAAGAAGTTGCTGCTAAAACAGCTGACAAAGCAGGTGATGGAACTACCACAGCCACAGTGTTAGCACAAAGTATTATTCGCGAGGGAATGAAATTTGTAGCAGCTGGTATGAATCCTATGGATCTTAAGAGAGGCATCGACAAAGCTGTAACAGCAGCAGTGACCGAACTGTCTAACATCAGCAAGCCCTGTACCACACAGAAAGAAATTCAACAGGTAGGAAGCATCAGTGCCAACAGCGATGAAAGTATTGGCAAACTTATTAGCGATGCTATGGAACGTGTAGGCCAGGATGGTGTAATAACTGTAGAAGATGGCAAAGGTCTACAAGACGAATTAGATGTTGTAGAAGGTATGCAGTTCGACAGAGGTTATCTAAGTCCTTTCTTTGTCAATGTTCCAGAAAAGCAAAGTGTGGTACTACAAGATCCATATATCCTAATCACTGATAAGAAAATTTCTAATGTCAGAGATTTAATTCCTAGTTTAGAAATTGTAGCAAAACAAGGTAAGCCTCTTTTGATCATTGCTGAAGAAGTAGAAGGCGAAGCACTAGCTACTTTAGTAGTTAATACCATGCGTGGTATCATTAAGTCATGTGCAGTAAAAGCACCTGGTTTTGGTGATCGTCGTAAAGCCATGTTGGAAGATATTGCTGTGCTTACAGCTGGCACTGTTATCACAGAAGAACTAGGCTACAACTTAGAAAAAATTACCTTGGATCAACTTGGTAGAGCAGCAAGAATCGAAGTAGGCAAGGAAGATACCATTATTATCGATGGTACTGGCGACAAAGATAAAATCGCTGAAAGAGTCAAAGCATTACAAGTACAAATGGATGATACTACCAGCGATTACGACAGAGATAAAATTGCTGAACGTATTGCCAAACTAGCCGGTGGTGTAGCTGTAATTAAAGTAGGTGCTGCTACTGAAACTGAAATGAAAGAGAAAAAGGATCGTGTGGATGATGCTTTACATGCTACTCGTGCTGCTGTAGAAGACGGCATTGTTGTAGGTGGTGGTGTAGCATTGATTCGTGCCCGCAAGGCTTTAGACAGTGTACATGGTACAAATACTGATCAAGAAGCTGGCATTAAAATTGTGTGGCGTGCTTTAGAAGAACCAATTCGCACAATTACTTCTAACGCTGGCGAAAGTGCTGATGTAGTAGTTTCAAAAGTTTTAGAAGGTACAGGTAACTTTGGTTACAATGCTGCTACAGGTGTTTATGGTGACATGTTGGAAATGGGTATTATTGATCCAACTAAAGTTACTAAAACAGCTTTAATTAATGCTGCTAGTATTGCTGGTTTGTTATTAACCACAGACTGCGCTATTAACGAAGTACCTAAAGAAGAAAAATCAGACCCTAACATGGGCATGATGTAAAAACTCTGTTGTATAAATATTTGTGCGGTGCCCGGGTGGGGCCGCACAAATAATTCTTGCTTAATATAAGGAGAAACATATTATGACACAATTATCACGTATTGACACAACTGCTCTTAACAGAGCTTTAGTTGGTTTCGACAGACTATTTGATACTTTCGAAAGTAGATTTGCCAATCAACTAACATCAAATTATCCTCCACATAATATTGTCAAAACAGACGATACACATTATCAGATCGAGATCGCTGTAGCTGGTTTTAAAAAGGACGAGATACATGTAGAAATCGAACAAGAAATGCTTACTGTGCGAGGAGAGTCTGAAACTCCAAACGAATCTACTGGTCGTCAGTAT